AAAATAATGCTGCACAGTTAAAGATAAAAGCTGACAATAACTGTACTTGCGTTGTAAATGGTTGGTATGTAAGATACACTAAGAAAGGAGTATGATATTCAACGAATCAAACATAACGAACAGAACGGTATTGGCGAGGTGTTGCTTCGCTGATATGGTTATTGATATGATGGAAGCTCGTGCCATCGGAGATATGGAGATGTACGAGTGCAAGAAGAGAAAGGCAATGTTCCTGAACTATGCTATCGGAGAGATGTGTACATATATTGACGAGGGCATATTCACATTGAACCAAGACGAGGATACAGAAGTTTCTTGTTTTAAGGACTCTGTAGCCAAGAAGTTTCTCGGACAGATGGATGAACTGTGTGGATGTCCGTGTGGATGTTCAGATGCAAAAATATTAGACGATAATCTACCTAAATACATTTAAAATGTCAAAATTATCACCAGGCGAAGTAGAAAGCCTATCACAACTAAGGAAAATATCAGGAACAGGTGGCTTCAAACATCTTGCAGTTTCAACAGATCACACAGGGTTATCTGCTTATGCTGTAGTGTGTCAGGAAGACTGTGTGTTTACCACTTTCTCTGTGAACGGAGAGAATAAATTAGATGAGTACAATCTCACAGGAGCCACTATAAAGGCTGGCATATATCTTCCTGTTCAAGAAGGTTCTTCAATAACAGCTATTACAACCTCTACAGGTAGTTGTATAGCATATATGAATTAAGATGTCAATAGGTGTAGGAATAAATGGTGTTCTTGGAGGTGGTGGAGGAGTTCCATCACTAGCCGACCCATCAAGCTTCGCAGACGCAATAGCATTATACAGATCTGACGCAGGAATAACTCTTGTTTCGGATAAGGTGGATGCTTGGGCAGACCAAAGCGGTAATGGTTACGACTTATCAGCAGTTTTTGCGGCTAACAGAGTTGGACAAGTACCTAATAAGGGAAAGTATGATTTCAAGGATTTATCCTTAAAGGTCAACACTAATTTCAAGACAACTTCATTTGCGAGTGGAAGTTATACTGAGTTTACACTTGACTTCGTATTTACACCAACGGCTAATCAGTACTGGTTCAGTTTGGGGGATGGTAACGACCCTAATTACACTTTCAACATATTTACTGGAACGAACAACATCACTGCCTCAACGGAGGCAGGAGGCACCGTATCTAGTCAATACTACGGCTACGATAAAGCAGACCAAACCTGTATGGGTACATTTGTGTTTGACGGGTCAGAAACAGGAACGGACAGATTGAAGTTTTACTTAGATGGTGTAGAGGTTACTGTAGGAGGAGCAATAGGAGCGGCTTGGCCCGCAACCCTTGTTGAACCTGACTCCTTGGAGTTCATATTAAGTGCTTGGAGCGGAACGTCTACTGGAATAGTTGGTTACGTAGGAATATGGGATAGAGTCTTAACGGGAGATGAGATAGCTGCTAATCAGGCTTGGAAGGAAGAGATCTGGTCATAAACAGGAAAAAATGAAGATATTATTAGGTAATCAAACAGATTTTGACAATGCTCTTGCTGAAATTGACAAGAAAAAGCCCGAAGGAGAAGTATCCTACTTTGGAAAACCTCCTTATGTAGAACCAAAAGACAAGCCATACACGATGTCTGACAGCTCTAGTCTTACCATAGATGCTGATGACTTTGTCAAAAAGACTTTGGACAATGCAGGAATAGCGTATTCAGATCTCACAGACTTCTCAAATTGGGAACAAAGATTTGATGCGGTTGCTCAATGTAAGACACTTGTCAATGAATCTCCCATTACGATTCCTGACGGGCAAGGAGGAACACTTCCGTTGAGAGCGATGATTCAAGAGTGGTACACTAACGCAATGACAGAGGTCAACGACTTCATCAAGACAGGGTCGGGAGATTTCCTAAGACTGATTGAGGAAGGAGAAGAGTTCTGGTGGGATCTTGTAAGTAGTGAGGAAGCAGGTAGTGTTAGAACTCAAGCAATCAATCTTATTAAACCTTTAGTAGTGTGAGAAACATACTATTCTTCATAGCAGCTAAGATATTCTTCCCGATATTCATATTAATGGGGATTGTTTACTCGTTGAAAGATATCCTGACTATTCCTTTTTGGAACACACTCAGTGAGAAAATCTACAAGTCGGCCACGTTGTTCAGTCAGCTTGGTAATGTTTGGATGAAGGAGTTGTTGAATGATGTTTGTGTGGTGTCAGGCGGACATCAATACGGAAACGAAGATGATTCCATATCAGACATAACAGGAAGAAATCTAAGAGATGGTACTCTCACTAAGACAGGAATTGGACTTGCAAATTTTCTTAATTTGTTAGGAAAAAATCACGCATTAGAAAGTATTGACGAATGAAAACCTTATAAATTAATGAACAATGAAAGACTTCTTAGAAGAAATAGGCATTAACATTGCCTTTGTGTTGGCAGGACTTGCAGGTTCCCTTGTCACAGTAAGTAACGATGCCACAAAGAATCTGAAGTCTTCTATTGCTGGTATCATCGCAGGTACATTCTCTGCTAATTATCTCACTCAGGTAGTTGTTGAGGTGACAGGTTTAAATGGGAAGACAGAGTACGGTCTTGCATTTATCCTTGGTTATATCGGACTCAAGGGCGTAGAAAAATTATCAAAGAAAATATTCAACGAAGATGATAGCAGTAGCAATTAACGAGGTATCAAATCTTGTGATGTGCGTGAGCGTCATTATGATGTACGTGTATCTATACGGTGATAAGACAAAGGTTGTACACAAGTGGTCATTCGTAGGTCACTGGACACTCAAGTTAGGATTGATAGGCATCATATGTGGAAGTGCGTTGAACGTACTCACATTATCAGATCCACCACTAACTGAGGTTGTACTTAATGTAGGATTAGCCTTGACGTTTGTGTGGGCATATCTATTCCATAGAAAGATGTTTAGAGAAAGGATTGGAAAGTAAAAAGATATGGTGTGAAATCCTATTGAATTTATTACCTTTATATCATGGAAAAATGGTTAGATATAAATGGATACGAGGACTATTATCAAATAAGCAATTACGGCAGGATAAAGTCTAAAAAGAGAATGAAACGAATAAGGTCTGGTGGATTACAACCAATAGAAGAAAGAGTTCATAAGCCATATTTTAACAATAAAGGATATCCATTGGCTAAGTTAAATGTTAATGGGATTGAAAAAAGACTTTTAATTCACAGATTAGTTGCTGAACATTTTATATGTGAAATTCCAAAAGGATTAGTAGTTAATCATATTGATTTCAACCGATCAAACAACCACGTTTCAAATCTTGAAATTGTAACGTATGCAGAAAACAACAGACACGGGAGAACGAATAAGAAATCAACTTCAAAATACATAGGTGTATATTTTGACAAGCAGACTGGTACATACAGATCCCAAGTAACTCACAATAGGAAGGTGTATAATGTAGGGAGATTTAAAACAGAATTTGAAGCATATCAAGCGAATAATAAAAAAAGACTTGAACTTGGGATTGAAACAAAGTACGAAAAAAGTGTTTTGTGAAATTGTTCCTGCTGAATGCGATAAGAAATGTTTGAGGACAGGAACGTGTTCAAGAAAAGGAAGAGAACCAAAAAAGAAAGATAGAAATGGATTGGAGTAAATACCCTAACTTCAGTAAAGAAGAGTTCGACTGCAAGCACTCAGGCAAGAACGAGATGAAGCCAGACTTTATGGCTATGTTGCAGGACCTTAGAACCAAGTACGGAAAGCCTATGCGTATCACATCTGGCTACAGACACGAATCGCATCCGATAGAGGCTAAGAAGTCTCGCCCAGGCGCACACGCTACAGGGCAAGCGGCTGATATAGGTGTAGACAGAGGAGATGCTTATGAAGTTTTGAAGCTCGCATTTGAGATTGGATTTACAGGTGTTGGAATACAGCAGAAAGGAGGCGGTAGATTCATACACCTTGATAACATTGAGCCTGACACTAAAGCCTTCCTAAGACCAACCGTTTGGAGTTACTGATGAAAGATTATGAATTTAAAATCCTATCTATTGCAATATTTACGCTATGCCTACTTGTGATAGCGATGGGAATGAAAGTAGAATCACTACAAGATGAACTGGATACTGAACAACGACATAGTAAAGCACCTGTTGAAGACGTACCTGCCGTATCTGATAGCCTTCCTGATGGGGGTTATTGTTGCATGGAAAGGTTGCGGTGATACAAGCGGCAAGCCTGTCACCACTATCATAGAAAAGCCAGTTCCTACCGTAGAGTACGTTGATAGATGGCGCACAGACACCGTTAGATTTGTTTCTAAGGAGTTTGTTACTGTCAGGGACACAATCACATCAGAGATAATAGTTAATCGATTAGATACGTTGTTTTTAGTAGACACTGTTAGCATCGTTGAGGCGTGGCTGACTGAGATAGCAAAGTACGACACAACGATAGAGCAAAAAAACGCCAGTATATCTTTAAACTGGCAAAACTACCAGAACAGGTCTGAGAACCTAAAGATTACCTACACACCCAAGAAAGTTCCGTTGAAGTGGGCTTTAGGAGTACACGCAAATGCAGGTCTTCTGAGCGACTTCAAGGCGAGTTACGTTCCTCTTATGGGGATTGGTGTACAGGCAACTGTGAATAGGAATTACTATAAGGTAGACTACGGATTCAATGGTGATCATTATGTTGGAATAGGATTCGGCAGGAACATCATCTCAAGATAGT